GGAAGCGTTTCTTAGGCAGCAGCGTGCGCAGCAAGGTAGGTTACTGGGAGAGCAGGAGAAGATTGCTCTTCAGCTTGCAAACGAGGCTCGTAGCGTTCCTGTGAGTGGGCAAGCTGAGTCCAACAGAGCAAAAATTGCTGCTGCTCGCGCCGGACAGACGTATATTCGTCAGGGTTCGCAAGCACCTGCCGCAGTAGCCGCCAGACGGCGGCAAGTTGCTCTTGCTGCTGCTAGGCGCGGTGGGACGGCACAGATACAAGGGAGAACGGGTGGTCTGGCAAGGAGAGCCGACTTCCTCACTGCGGCTGCCGGTACTCTCCCCACCGGACAAGAATTAGCCTCAGGCGCAGCGGCTGATCTCGCGGCTGCAGATAAGGCCTTCCTACGCCGGGAGAAGGCACTACAAGAACAACGGCAAAACTTTGCTGCTGTCTTCGGTGGTCTATTACCCGCTGGTGAAGACACAGACGAAGAGATTGAGGAAGCGCAAGCTAGGAGAACGTAATGGCTTTTGTATTCGGTAGCGAAGACTTCCGGCGGATCAGTGAAGACCGGCGATTACGTGAGGCAGCAACTGACCGCATCAATACCCGTAAACGTGCCCTGCTGGATGAACAGCAGCGTTCCCGGGCACCGGTTGTTCCTACTGGGCGTAAGGAAGAACTGATCTTCAATCAGGTTGGGCCGAGTGCTGCTGAACAAGAAGCTGCAGCGCGACAAGAAGCTCTTCAGCGGCAGCAGGCTCTTGAGCTTGGAGCCTTTGGCCCCGTAGACGATAGCGGTGATCGTCCGGGTACGGATCGTGGGCCTACTTCTCCTTATGTTGGGGTTACTCCACAGCCGCCATCGCGTGTTGGTACACGGCAGACACCGGGTATCACGCAGAGAGCTGAATTAGTAGACCCTGATATTAGTCGCTTTATGCAATTCTTTAGCCCGAGTGGTGGAATCTATCAGTTTCAGAGCCGCTTAAATAAGGTTGAGCAACAGTTATTAGAAGACACAGGTGGTCTCTCTTCGGTAGGGATAGGACTTTTTGGTAGGAAACCAGCGCGTGAGGCGTTAGCTGAGCGCCAGAAGATTTTGCAGTTCTTTAGGCAGAACAAGGATTTCTTCCGGGCTAATCCAAATGAGATTATTGCACTCGAAGCTAATCCTACTGAATATATTAAATCACGTATGACCGGTGGTCTAACTCCTGCTGCTCCTGCTCCCGCTGCTCCCGCTCCTGGTGTCGTCACTACTACTGCTCCTCCTCCCACTGCTGCCCCTGTTCTCTCCGCAGCAGATCGCGCTATGAAGCATGACGCCATTACATACCTAGAAAGCACGAACGGTACGAATATCCCCAAGTGGACTAAGAAGCAGACTTCTTCGGGTGTATACGGGGCAACCGATGGCACTGCTACGGGCCACGGTATCCAAGGTGTGTATGTTGCTAAGTTACAGGGGCTCACTCCTGGTTCCCCCGAGTTTAACGCCGAGAAGGACAAAGCGGCTGCGAGCCTGTTCGACCATTATTTAGGTTTGTACCCCACTGATCCTGCGCGTGTGGCTATGTCGTATCGCTTCGGTAAATCTGCTGGTTTGCCTAAGAATTGGGATGGCTCTGACGCGGGTATAAGAGCCCGCGCTAAAAGAGTTAAGGGTGTAGACCCTGATAAGGCCGTTAACTATGTACAGACGTATGTACAGAGACAGTCAGGTGGGGTTGTTACCGCTCCTGCTCCCACTGCTGCTCCCACTGCTGCTCCCACTGCTGCTCCCACTGCTGCTCCCGTTAGCGCGGCTGTACCCGTTACCCGGACAATTATAGCAAATAACAAGAATAATCCCATTGAGGCTAAGGATCAGCCTATACCCACGAAGGGTGCGAGCCTAGCTAAGCAGCTTGCTACCAAGGCTCCATCTAAGGTTAAAGACTTACCATTCAATATGCCGTTCAATTTCCGTGCAGCGGAGCTCAATACTCTCCTAGCGACAAGGGAGCACCTGAGACGTACTGCGTATATTACCGGCGGTAGCCCAGCCAGTGCGGCGTACATCCAAGCTCGGGCTGACCTTACTATGAACAAAGATGCCATTGAGCATACATCTAGGATGCAAGCTCTCTTTATGATGCAGACTCATAACGACCCCCGTATGTGGAATGAGTTAGCTGCTAGGGAGTTCCCGGGGCGGAATGTTCGCATCAGCCCTAACTCTGACGGCACGTTCCGTGTCGAAGGTGATGGTAAGATCATTGGTGATCGCGTCAATAAAGTGAAACTCATCACGGGTTTGCGTACGAGTTACTCCCAAGCATTCCACAAGAGACTTGAAGACGCTAAGGTCGCGGCGATTACGAAACGCGATGAAAAAATGGCAGAAGCGCAAATATTGATACTCGGAGAGACGTTGAAGGGTATGAATGAGGTGCGCAAGCAGCAGCTTATCCTCCAAGGTAAGATGTTCACAGACGACCAGGGCAATACAATCGGTTTCGATGAGAATAATAATCGGGTTCTGCTTGAGATAAGCGAAGGTAAAGGGTTGGGCGAAGACAGTGAACCTATAACCACGATTAGGGAAAGGCGTGTTATTAAAACGGACCCGAAAGGGCTAACTACTTCTGATGCGGCAAAGGCAGCGGGGGTCAATTCCCTGCTCGGTTCATTCTTCGATAGCTTTATCCCAAAATAAATGGTTGAATTTAGTATATCAGAGGGATCGTTTAACCCTGTCGCTGCAACCGAGGATACTCGTAGCTTCGGTGATGTGTCGGCTGGGTTACTTCCCCCTGCGCCTAAAGGACCTGAAATACCACCTGTTGGGTTCGACGAGATTACCAACACGGTCTTCGTCAATGGGTTTAAGTTTGACGCCGCTGACCATGACTCAGCGTTGAGGTCGAAGGAAGCTATGTCTGGGCCACTGGTGCCTATGCCCCAGAACTACCGTCCTGTGGATGTGGAGGAGTTCGGTAAGTATATCAATCGTATCCAAGACCCATCTATCGGGCGCATCATCAAGAAGAACTTCGGCATAGGTGTCGATAATCTTCAGTTACTAGGTGGACGCGGGTTGCAGTATCTTGACCCTGCTCTGCCCTTTGATGCCAACAAAGCTGGTCAGAAGATTGTTGATGAGCAGATCGAAGACCTTCGTTTTACCCAGCCCTACCAACGGCTGTTCACCGACATCGACTCAGCCGGTGGTGCCGTCGAGTGGTTCATAGCTAACCTAGCGCAGCAAGGCCCTATGCTTATCGAGTCTGCACTGTCGGCTATAGCTGGCGGTATTGTTGGTGGTCTCGTAGGTGGCGGGCCTAATCCTTTCACTGCTGTAGGTGGCGCGTTCTTAGCCCTCAGTGGTAAGGCTGCTGTTAAGAAAGCAGTTATTGAGGCTGCTAAGAAACACGCTGCTGGAGAAACGCTGGACATAGCAGAGGAGAAGTTACTTCGTGAAGTAGCTAGTGGTGCCGTTGCCAGAGAACTTAAAACCAATGCCAAGAAGATATCTCCTGTCATCCTTAGTAAAGAAGGCGTTATTAAAGATTTTCTCGGTGAGGCAGGTCTTGTTCGCGGTAGTGCAGAGGCACTTAAGCGCGGTAAGCTGCAGGCTAGGATAGGCGGCGCTATAATAGGACGTTACGTTAACAGTGTAGGTATTGGTGTCTCTGATATATACGGCGAGCAGATAGAATCCGGTACGGAAAATCGTGGTAGAGCTTTTTTGTTAGCCATCCCTTACGGATTAGCTGAATCTATACCTGAATTGCTAGGTCTCGGATTCTTTATTAGGGGTGGTAAAAGCTTAGCGACAAGTGTCTCCAAGGCTGGCCGCAGGACCAAGTTCAAAGCCGCTAAAGCCGCTGGTGTTCGGGCACTCAAGCGTACCGGACGCGCAGCGGCTGGAGGCGGTATTGCTGCATTTGGCGAGGGTACTACTGAAGCTTTCCAAGAGGCTCTTCTTCTTAGTCAGAACCCTGAGGTTGACGCTGGGTCAGCGGAAGGTATTAACCGCCTTATCAATTCCTTCGCCGCTGGTGCGGGTGTAGGCGGTGCCATAGGTGTGGTTGGTGGGGCTGTTAGAGGTAGAGGAGCCCTTGAAGGTGATAACAAGGATATCCTTAATCCTGATGTGAGGATTGGTCCTGCGCTACTTGAAGGCCCGGACACGCCATTACAACTCGAAGACCGACGACCTCCTTCTGAGCCTATATTACAAGGGGGGCCGGTAGCACCTGTTGAACCTGCTGCACCTGCTGCACCTCCGGCTCCTGTGCCCCCTGCTCCTACACCTATCACGCCTACTGCACCTGATGTAGACGTAGATTTCCTACCGGGAGCAGGTCCGGTAGAGACTCAGGCATTCCTAGCTGCACAGGAACCACTTGTTAACCCCGCTATCGCTACGGCCCCTGTTACGCAACAGAGAAACCTAGTACGGGAACGGTTTGAACGAGATGCTGCTGTGGCTGCTATGCCTATCCAAGGTGAATTGCCTATTACACCTGTCGCGCAGGAGATACCTCCTATTGGCTTCCCAGCGGCTGTACCTGCGCTACAGGGACGGGTTGACCCGAGCTTCATTCCCCCTTCTCAGATCGAACTGCCGGGCGCTCAGAACCCACTACGCCCTACGGTTAGGGGAGAGGAAGCCCTCTTCGTTAATGGTCGTGCCGTTCCAGTTAGGCAGTTGCTGGAGAAGTCCGAACAGCGTAAAGAAGCACTTGAAGAACTGCATAATTGCCTATCTAAGAAAGGATAACGACATGGCTTCAATTCAACATCTCGTAGACTCTCATGCGATCACTGCTAACCAGGCTGTCGCTACGCGTGGTAAAATTCATAAACTCCCCGATAACTGCAAAGGTCTGACTGCTGAAGTCGTCTTTGTCGATGGTGGGGGTGGCGGCACGATTGATGTGTATATCCAAACCAGTATGGACAGCCTCGGTAGCACTACTGTAGGCCGCGCACCACAGGTCTGGTTCGACGTCATGGCTTTCCACTTCACCACTGCGGCGGCACGTAAAATCCTCAAGGTGCGTGAAGAGACAGCTATCGTGGCTTCTGTAACGGAGGCTGATGGAGCTTTAACCGACGACACGGCTGTCTCGGGCATCATCGGTTCACATGTCCGTGCTCGCATCGTATCAGCAGGTACAGCGTACTCCTCTGGAACCTCCATTGATGTTTATCTGAGGATCGAAGACTAAGGTAACTCGGTATGGCCAGTTGCAGTATTAAAGCTCTTAGTTCTGCAGATAAGAGAGCGTATACCGCAGTCGCAAAGCGTAAAGGGGTTACGCTTAAAGCGGCTAGGATCGCCCGTGTGGAAAAGCTATTGGATGCTGCCATTGCTGAGCATGATGCACTTATAGCTCATGTGCAGGGAGTCTACCCCGGTCTGATTAATACCGAGGGTGTGTTCTTGGAGGACCTCAGGGCACAGGAGTTTGACGCTGGACAATTAGAACTCGATTTACGGGCCCCGGTTAAGAAGAAAGCTAAGGCTAAGGAGAAGAAAGATGGTGTTCGGGGCAAAGAAAAAGAAACCAAAGCTAGGGCTGAGAAGCCAAGCCCAGCAAAAGTTCTTAAAAAGGGAAAAGCCAAAGGTTCTGAGCCAGCTCCAAAAAGAGAGGCCAAGCCCACAGTCGCTGCCGCAAAGGATAAAACAAAAGCCCCCCGCCCAAAAGCGCCCAAGGAAGAAAGTCAGCCCGCTAGAGAGAAAAAGCCGAAGCAAGCTGAGCGGGCGGAGCCAGTACCCCCTAGGGTAGATAAGGACGAGGTGTTTATAGCCACTGACGAGTGGCAGCATTTTCCTAAAGATGCTATCGCTCCTGCTGGTGTAGAATTTAGGTTAAGCTTGACTGATAAGGACCAGCGCGAGATACGTTTAATTCAGCCTGCTAAAGAAGAAGAGCCAATACCCACTAGGGTAGCACCAGCAGTAGAGGCCACAGTCTTACCGACTGCGGAGGTGACTGCTAAAGCAGCACCCGTAGAGGCTTCGTCTGAGGTAGTTGCTATGGTTGACATCATAGAAACTGCGTCAGGGCAAGAGAAGGCCGACGCCATTGCTGACCTCCTCCATGCTGCGTTGGTGGAGGATACATCGGGGGTGGTGGAGGATACCTCTGGTGCGCTTGATCTTGCTAACAGGTATGATCTGTTATGGGACCCCGCAAACAGAGAGCTTACTATAGCTTCGTTCATTGAGGTTCTGCAGACCCTGTATGCCGACAAGAAGAACGTCACCTTCAAGCATCAGCAGGCCATGTGGGACTTCGCCATTCAGCACGACATGTTCCGTGACGCTTATATCGCTGTCACCTCAGGTGGCCAAGGCATCGAGGGGTTCACACCTACTAATCCTAAAGCGACTATGATCGCCAAGCTTAGCGAAAGGGGTATCGCGGACGTTCTTATAAGTGAGGACCGCACCGCTACTGACAAACTCATTCATCTGCTTAATAAGCTGTTCGGGTATGAGGAAGACTTGCATTTCAGCGGGCATACTGTGGATGCGCTTAAGAATGCCAACAAGATGATAGATATCCACATCAAGGCAGGGGCCAACCTTTCGAAGGACTTCGTACCCGATACCAAGTTATCTGCCATGCTTAAGGACGGTAAGCTCGCATGGCTACCTTTCGAGGGGTCTAAAACACTCAAGGTTATCGCCACGCCCAAGGGCTTTAATTCTGCAGATATCATCGTTGCTGAAATGGATGGGCCCAAGGGACGCACTAAGATTTTCGACAACAGGCACAAGCCAATCACTAAGCCGTTATCGCTTGGTGTTGTGAAACCCATCGTCGCCAAGATGATGGACAAGTTCAACGCGAAGGTCCGGCCTAAGCATCGCACATACAAGAACGTCGCGGAACTACAGCGCAAAGACCCGGACATCTATCAAGAGGCTATCGACTCACGTCCTGACGGCAATCCCATACCAGCTATCGCAGCGGGCTATGCCTTTGGTAATCGCATCCTCATCTTCAGCGACAACATAGGGACCCGGCAAGAGCTGACGTTCACCGTTCTACATGAAGTTATAGGGCACTTTGGCCTCGGCTCCCTCATGCCTACTGAGGATTTCCACACCCTGTTGGATGAGATATACGAGAGCGATCCCATGATACGCCGCGAGGCCGATAAGCTCATGGGTAAGACTCCTAGCGGCCTGACACGCCGTTCGTTCCTCCAGGGGACTGCTAGTGTTGTCGGCACTGCGGCTGCTGGACCACTAGCCAAGCTCAATCCTATTGCTAAGGCTATCCTCGCAGCACGTAAGATCGGTATCGACTTCGACGCCAAGATTGATGCTGATGGAAACCTTCTTTCGTTCACACCGATAAGGCAGATACTGGATGGCTACTTCGACTACGATGCGACAAACCAAGACTATGTAAAAGAGTACCTCAACGTCGATGTTGCCTTTGATAATAAGTGGGATAATACAGCCTTCGCTAACGAGGTAGAAGCAGAAGACCACGATTGGATGCTGTATGAGGATCACCTAGAGATGTGGTCCCCTGATAGCCGTGTCTCCAAGCCCGTCGTAAACAAAGCAGAGAATGCTGCTATCGACAAAGTCTATAAAGCCATCGCCAACCAAGGGGGGTTCAAGGGGTTCACTAAATCTTGGGTAAAGATAACTGACTCCATCAAATTCTTGGACGCTATCCGTCAAGAGACAGATTTATTCTCTGAGCAACAGGAGAAGTTCAGACAAGCAGACAAACTCAAGCGTGGCAAGAAAGCTAGGACCTCTCGGACCACACAATACGGTGAAAAAACTGACATCGGCAGGCTAGAACGCTACGAAGCTATTGAGGAAGCACTGGCTGACCGTGCCGCTGAGCTGAACAATTCTATCATCCAGAAAATTTGGAACGCCATACGAGAGTTCTTCCGTATCATAGGCTTTGAGTCTAACGAGGACGCGACACGCTATTTCATTAGCCAGTCACTGCGTTACCAGCGTACAGGTCAGGTACCTGATGCCTCCGCACCAGCCGTTTACCAAAACCTTAAGGTACTTAGCGAACGGTACATCGAGGGACGGGCTAGCGTACCTGATAGTGGTGAGCGGACTGCAGAGAGCACGACTAACTTACACGAACAAGTTCTCAAGAAACAGAAGCTGGGCCGGGCCCGGGGTCTCAGTGCGCGGACTTTCTTCGAGCGGGTACAGCAGACCTTCGAGCGTGCGATTGCACAGAGGAGTATCAGCCCGCTACTGAGGGGCTCATGGCGCGGGCTCAAGAAGGCGGCTGAGCATATCCAGACCATGAACAACCTAGCCATCTGGAGTGAGGGGATGGAGAAGCTGTACCGTGCTTTCGTCGATCAGGCTCAGGAGGTCAGCCACCTCAAGACCAAGTATATTAACGCCACCGAGTTTACCAACAGGGTAGACAGTAAGGTGGCTAAGGCTTTGGGATTACAGAGAGATGATGTGCCTTCCAAAGAGGACTTAGAGCAGGCTAACCGTGGGCTTGAGATATGGTTGTTCGGTAAGCTGGATATCACCCCTGAAGAACTGGAAAAATTACCCGGCCTTACTGAGTATGACACTACAGGTGCCAAAGTTCTTAGCGAAGCTGGCATCAAAGCTGTCAAGAACGTAGGGAACATGACCCGTGAGCAGATTAACGCTGGTGTTCAGATACCCATGCTAGATGATGCGACTGGTAAGCCCGCCATAGATAAAGATGGCAAGCTTATCACTGAGCCTCTAAAACCGGATGCCCCCCTCTCAGAAAACGCTTGGCGGATCATCGAAGAAACCCGCACTGCCGTTGACCAAGCTGCACTGGACGTACACATCAACCATGTCAATGGCGTTATCAAGAACCAGAAGCACCTGCTTGACCGTATGGACAAGGACAACAAGGCTTTGACACAAGCCGATACGAGGATCATCCAAGAGATACTGGCTGTGTACACTAAGTTGTACAACGGGACATCAGCTCACCAAGCCAAGTTAGTAGACAGCGATGGTAAGCCTGTAGATGAGAAGGCCGTCTTGCAGGGTAAGGGAATGAAATGGCAGAAGGATGCTAAGGACAGAGCTAAGCGGTTCCTCCACAACACCCTGCGGGTGCTTGATTCCAATGGGTCCAACCTCAAGCTACAGGACTGGACTGGTAACTTCGCTGATGAAAAAGATCGGAAGAATATGGAGGAGTTCGTAATCAGCACCGACCCAGAGATACAGGCGATCATCGCCAAGCTGCCGCAGCTTGGTAAGGATAAGCAGGGGGCCAAGATCAACGGTGGTAAAATCCAGAATATCATCGCGAATATACATGTAACTAATAGCGACTTGACCAACTCCGAACTGTACGCCAAGCACACCATCGCCACTGCGTACGTCCCATTGGTTCGCCGTGGTAACTACCAAGTGCGGGTGCAGGCTTTCGATAAGGACGGCAACCCGTTACGTCTAACTGATACGTTGCAAGCTGGATTACTGTACACACGGACTAACAACTTCGAGGAAGCTGAAGCCCTAGCAGAAGAATTGTCTGCTATCCTAGCTAAGTCCAAGGCCGTGGACGGGGTACTCGACTCGGATGGTACCATACAGGATGGTGTGACTTTCCAAGCCATAAATGAATCGGCCCTAGAGTCCGCACCACTGGCTGGTATCCTAGATTACAGTGAGATATTCCATACTTTGTTGCGTGCGGGAATCGAACTCAATGCGATTGACCGCGAGAAACTTATTGAGCTAGTAGCGACACAGAATAGCACCGCCAGACATAATCTCAGGCGTCAGTCAGTCCCCGGGTGGGACCCGCAAATACATCGTGGCGTACGGGAACATCTTGAGCGGCAGGCCAACATCGCTGCGAAGAACCTATTCCAGCATGTCATATCTGATACGTTGACTACCGACGATAGTATATGGTTCGGCAACCAAGAAGAGGTTACCAAATCGCAAGCAAAGTTCGTCGCTGCGGTAGCTACTGACAACGAGGCTGCTATCTTCGAGGCTAAGAGAGATATGGATCAGAGACAGGCACGCCTTGTTCAAGCCTCTGGCCTTAAGAAGATAAAGACTCTCTCATTAGATAAAGACGGTAACGTCATTACGACATTTAAAGAAGGGAGAGGGCTGGCTCAACATTACCTAAGTAAAGCCACCAACATGGTAGGTGCCTACACCGCTGCTCACGGTATGCCCGCCGTCACTGGCGACCAGCTAGTGGGTACAGTGTCCAGTATCTTCATGACAGTAACCGCCGCTGCCCATCTAGGCGGTGCGTTAGCTCCTGCGGCCATCAATGTAACGTCTATTATCACTCATGCCGCGCCTTACCTCGCTACCTATAATCCGAAGACGGGGTATGGTGGTGGGCATGGTATGCAAGCTGCACTACAGGCTCTCTTCCAAGCTGGCTCTGACCTCTCATTATTCAAAGACGGTTCGCAAGACAGGACGGGCAGTGCGAAAGCGATACAAGCGATCATCGACGAGGGTGCAGATACTCTACTATCCAAGTACGGCCTGACTATGGATGAGGCTGAGATGCTGTTGGACAAGACGTTCAAGGGTGTACTCACCGCTAACATTACCAACGTCCTCACAGGCACAGGCAACATCGGCAAGGGCGACAGCCGCGCCATTAAGCTGATGGAGAACTGGATGTTCTTGTTCACCAAGACGGAGCAATACAACAGGCGTGTTACTGCCTTGGCTACCTACCGTCTGGAGAAGGCTCGTATGTTAGTCGCCAACGAAGGTAGCGCTTTAACTACCAAGCAACAGGAACAACTTTCAGAGCGTGTGGATGCCGCCGTTGATTTCTCACAGGGCAACTACGAGAAGTTCAACCATCCCTCCATAGCGCAGGGACCAATGCTCAGGTACCTGTGGATATACAAACAGTTCCAAGCCATCACCATCCAGTTGATGCGCCACCTAGGTCACAGGGAGAGGGCCCAGTTCTTGGCGTTCTTCATCCTGACCGCTGGCCTCAAGGGCATACCTTTCGAGGAGGACTTCGCTGATCTAGTGGACACCATCATGCAGAGGTTCGGCATTGACTGGAATGGTCTTGAGGGGGAGATGTCTGAAATCTTTGAGAGCCTCGGCATACCTGCTGGCTTGGCGATGCGTGGCCCCATCGACTACTATCTTGGCATCACCTACTCAACTCGTATCAGCCAGTCCAACGTCATCCCCGGCACAGGGTTCTTCAAGGCGGGAGCTGCCAAGGCAAGGGAGGCGGCTGACATCATCGGCCCTGTATTGAGTGCATGGGATGGTGTATTCAATTCAGCGGGTACGGCAGGAGAATATCTTTTAGAGACTGTGGGCCTCAAGCCTGACGTCACGACGGCGGGCGACGTACTACGTACAGGCGCAGGGTTGTCGGCGTTGAAGAATTACGCTAAGGGCATCACCTATTTCATCGACGGGACTATCACTAATGACCGGGGGCAGGTGGTGTCCCATGATGCGGGGCTCATGACTGTCCTGTTCCAGATGATGGGCTTCTACCCCGGCGCAGCCACTGCCCAGTACGATGTGAACCGTATCGGCAGTGACGTAGCGGCGTACAACAAGGCACTCGTCAAAGGCTATACGGACGCATACAACAAGACTGACAGGGCTGGTAGGCGTAGGATTAGGCGGCAGGTGCGTGAGTGGAACAAGAATGTAGGTCGGAGGAGCCCGCTTTACATAAGCGATTTCGGTGACAAGGTCAGGCGGTCTAGTAAGGCGGCGAAGCAATCATCCGTTGAGCGTTCCATCAAGGCTCTACCTAAGTCCGTTAAACCTTTCGCTAAACGGATAGCCAGGGGCAGGGGGCTTGACCCTAGGGGTCTGGAGATTGAGTAGCTACGCCTAGCTGTCCTAGTGTGGCGTCCTGTGCAGTCACAGGCGTATCCTCTAGGTAGCCTCTAAAGATATCGCAGTTGAGGTTTACACCGAGTACGTTCTGTTGCCCCGCCTTGAGTGCAGTGTCCCTACCCATCCAGAAACGACCACTAGCGGGCGTGGCATCTATACCCTCGGTTTTGATTTCCCTTTTCAACGTGCTGTAGTCATAGCCCTTGGATGATACCCACTTCTTGAACAGCCGTGATACCAACATGACTGTGCCACGATCAAATTTCTGATTAGTATCCTTACGGTATTTGTCGAAGCGTATGCTGATCTGGCTACGGGGTATGCGGGTCTGATCCATAGTAGAGGGTATACCGTCAGTGTGCATGACTACCAAGGCTTCGTGGGCCTTCTCGTTTATATACTCATGAATTAACTTAAAGGCATCTGTTACGTTGTCCTTCACGCTACGGCGCAGTGTGTCTAACTGGTCTACGCCCCATTGCACACCTATCTCAGGGTCGAAGTTAATTAGTCCGTCCTCGTGGGCTATGTGGAGCGCAACGTCAAGGAGGACGAGGTCTGTTTCCCAGAAGCGTTCCGCACCTGTGAATGTGCATCCGTAGCGGTCGGAGAATGTAGCCGCGCTCTCTGCAATAAGTTCCCGTAAGCGTGTCTCCCCCCGTCTCAGGAGCGCCTTAATAAATTCCTCACCTACGACACCGTAGTTATGCATGAGGAATTTAATGATGGTGCGCCCTGCGGTACTGCTGTCATCGAACATCTTGTGCATGGGCATCTGAACTTCAAGGAGCCTAGCCATCTGTGCATCAGTCTCAAGACCAGACGCTGCCAGCTTGGAGATGAAGGATACGTTGGTGGATACCACTACGCAGGTAGCCCACTCCTTGGTCTCGCGTTCCTCAATGGTGCGGGTCAGTCGCTTCTTGTCCTCACCCTGTGTGACCATGTAACAGAACTCACCTATGTGTTTGTCCTCCATCATACCTGCTTCGTCGATGGTCATAGGTAGGTGACAGTACATCCCCAACCTGTTGAACAGAGCGTTCTGTGTGAACTTGGCGGCGATATGTAGCTTGTCAGGGTTACCCCAAACGGACTGCATCCATAGCTGGGCCAGTGTTTTACCCGCGCCTGTGTCGCCAAAGAGGGACATAGTGATGCCCTTGAGGCCCGACAAGGCCCATAGAGGGCCACTGAAAGCATGGCCTAGGGCAAACATATGCGAGGAGAGACCGGCCTTCTGGAGCAATCCTGTGGCCTCTACCCACTCACTTAAGTTACCCTTGTGTGCGTACAACGTGTTGCCCAGACGGTTG